GACACGAGCACCGCCGTGGACCGGTCGACGACATCGAGGAGCGCGTCCTCGCCGCTGCCCGCCACGACGTGGATGCGCACCGCTCCACACACCCAGTCGTCGCCGTCCCGCCGGTAGTCCATGCCCGGCAGGTGCCGGTCGAGGTTGTGCTCCAGCTCGTTGAACGTCGTCCGCTTGTTCTCGTACAGGTAGACGTCGATCGGCTTCGGGCGCTGTGCCCCGTTGACGTACAGGGCGTGGAAGGCCATCAGGCCCGGCGAACAGTTGCGGCACCAATCGTCTCCATCAGCCACCGCCCCATCGCCCGCCGTCAGGTCGAACCACACCATCCTCGTGATGGGGGCGAGGTGCCTAGCGACGGCGATCTCCCGCCCGAAGATCGTGTCCATGAGCGCGTGTTTCGCGGGCGTACGGAAACTGCGCCCCGGGCTACCGGCCCGGGGCGCACGAACAACGCCGCTCATGATCCGCCGAACAGATCGCTGGCCGCGATGCTGGCGGCGGGCGGCGGGCGGTAGGCGCAGCTGAACAGCTTGGCGACCTTGCCGCCGCCCAGATTGGCCCGGCCGGTGAAGGCCACGGCCAGCTCGCCGCCGACGTCCAGACTCTCGGCGCCCGCCGCCCGGACCGCGGTGCCCAGCGCGTTGCGCATGGCCTCGCCTGAGCCTTCGTCCGCCTGGTAGTTCCCGCCCTTCGCATACAGGTTCACCGTCTCGCCGTCGGCCTGGGCGAGCGTGACCACGAATTGCATCCGCGGGCTGCCGTCGTTGAACGTCAGCGGGCTGCCGTCCAGCGCCGTCTGCTGGCGTTCGTCGAGGGCGGTGATCCGGCCCTTGTAGGTGTCGCCGAACTCGTTGAACTTCGCCCCGGCGCTGGCTTCGAGCTGGCCGACGGGAATGCTCTGATTGCTCATGTGGTGGTCTCTTTCTGGTCGGGGCCGACGGCGTCGGCGTTGGGAAACATGCGCTGCACGAGGGCGATGTCGTCGCCGCCCGGGCGCGGCTCGGGGAAGATCACCCGGTGGCGCTTCTCGACCTGGTCGAGCAAGTGCTCGATGTTGGCCAGGTCGGTCGGGCTGTGGCCGGTGCTGGTGCGCAGCGCGGGCATGTCGGCGGGCCAGGCCGTGGCCAGGTCAGCGCGGGCCTCGGGCGACTTGGCGCCGATCGCATCGATCCGTCCCTGAAGCCAGGCCCGCAGGTCGTCGTGATAGTCGACTACCAGCGGCTTCGTCCCGTTGGCCCCAGGGGCCCCTGAATCGCCGTCTGCGGGCTTTGGGGCTTCGGGGGCGGTGGTCGCCGCCTTCTGGGCCTCGACGACCGCCAGCGATGCCTCGAGGACCGTGACCAGCTCGGCGTCAGGTGTGGCCGGGCGGAACCGGTCCATCTGGCCGGGCTCGTGCTCCATGGCGACGGTCCGTTTGCGCCACTCGTTGACCCAGATGCCGTGCTCGAGGGCGTCCCACCCAGCGGCGATGTCCACCAGGAACAGCTCGCAGGTGCCCGACCCGGCAGGCAGCCAGATGACCAGGGCGTTGGTCAGGTCGAAGTTGGGTGCGGGCTCGCGCTCGTCCTCGGATCCGTCGGTGGCCGGGCCTTGGCGGTAGAGGTCACGGCCGTTGGCATAGATCGCCAGCTGCGTGGCGATCGAGTGCCAGCTGAACGACAGGTCGGCCCCGGTCTTGAGGTCGGCGATCAGGGGCTGGTCGAAGCCCGGCACGACGGCGCCCCGGTCGAACGTCCCGGCGATCCGTTTGTCGTCGAGTACGACGGTGCGCTCGATCATGCCGGGCAGGAACGTGACGCCCGCCGCCGCCAGCGTCTTGGTGTAGGCGCTCAAGTCGGCCTCGGTGGCTGCCGAGATGTAGTTGAGCGTGCGGCCCTCGTCGACCATTGCGGTCAGCTCGTGCAGCGCCGTGCCCTGCTCGGCCCGGTCGTTGGCGCCGCCGACGGCGGCGGCCTCGGCCACCAGGCGCTTGCACTCCCGCTTGGCTTCGTCGCCGCCGTACCACGGAGACCCGTCGTGGCGGGCCAGCAGCGCCTCCCACTGGGCGTACAGGCCGGGACGCAGGAGCGTGCCGGTGATGGCCATGGTCGCCATCCATGGTGGTATCCCGTAGCCCTCGTCCAGCCAGCCCGCCGCCGTGGTCGCCCTCGTGTAGCCGACGGGCTTGTCGCCGCCGGGCGGCAGGATCAGGTACCGGCCCCACTGGTCCCGGCGCCACTTGGTGTCGGCGGCAACGGGGAAGGCGCCGAGCGGGATGCTCGTGGTGGTCATCGGGCCGTGACCTCCATGTCCCGGTGCAGCGTCCACCGGCACCCGCACCGGGCCTTGTGGCCATGCGTGCAGGCGTGCCCGTCGCGTGTCGACTTGCGCCACCCGTGGATCACGAGCGTCCAGCCCGCCGCCGCCAGGGCGACAAACGCCGGAGCGTGCTCGGCGTCGGTCATCTTGCGCAGGTGGGCGGCGACGTTGGATGCGCTCGTGGTCTGGACGCCCATCGTCTCGCTGCCGCGCAGGGCGACGAGATCGACGAGTCCGAACAGGTCCCGGCGCACGCCGCCGCCCGGCGCGCCGTTGGGCACCCAGCGTTCGCAGATGTCCACGGTCCAGCCGCCCTGGCGCAGGTGCGCCAGCGACAGCTGCGTGGGGGTCGTCATATCGTCCTCCAGGAAGTCGGCGAGCACGTCGGTCAACAGGTCAGCCATGGGCGGCGTCCTTTCAGTGGTGGTGGTTGCCAACGTTCCGGGGTGCGCGGCCACGTAGGCCGCCCCGCTGAGGTAGGTGACGCCGCCCCGGTGCCGCCCGCAGCAACAGCGGACGGGACGGTTCACGAGGCGACGTGGGCGTCGAGGTAGGCGTCGAGATCGCCGGGTCGGAGGCGGGTGCCGCCAGGAATCTGGATCGAGCGGAGCCTGCCGCTGTGGATCATCCGGTACACGGTGCGGCGGGACACCTTGAGGTAGGCGGCCGCCTCGTTGACGGTCAGCACCGGGCGCCCGTCGTTGTGCTCGCGGGTGGCCTTGGTGGCCGCACGGCGCTCGTTGCGGTTGAGCGGAGGTAGCTGTGCGATGCGGGGCATGGCGTCACCGTTTCACGCGATGTAACTGGTGACAAGGTGGCAATTCGCGTGCCACGTGGTGCCTGGGCGTGCCCTGAATGTGCGCTATGTGACACGCCGGGTGTTGCCGCACCGCGGTCACCCCGCTACGGTCGATCAGCAACCGGGGCCTTCGTGCCCCGCTCGACCGTCCGGGGGGTGGTTGCAACGTGTGGCACCTAGTGGCACAGTGGTCGGCACATGGACACCGATGCAGACACCGTCCCGGCGTACATGCGCCGACGCCGACACCAGCTGCGGCTCTCCCAGGAGAAGGCCGCTGGGGCGGCAGGGATCTCCCGGCGCGTGTGGTCCGAGATCGAGTTGGGTCAGCGCCGGGGCAGCGACGAATCGCTGGCCCGCATCGAGCGGGCGCTCGACGTGCCCGCCGGGTCGCTGATCGCCCTCGGTGCCCCGCCCCCGAAGGACGAGGAACTCGCCTCGATCCGTCGGGAGCTGGTCAAGATGATCCGGCAGCTCACCACCAGGGGGGAACTGGAGGGGGCGCTGGTCGATGTGTCCAAGCGACGGCTGGCGGCGTTGCAGGCCCGTATCGAGCAATTCGAGGACACCGCCGATGACCCGTCAACCGAGGATCACCGTCACACCGGTTGATCAGCTGGTCGCCCTCGCCCGCCTGGCGGGCCATCTTCTCAACGAGCGCCTTGCCGCCGGGGAAGGTGCCGCCCGGGACTCCCGCCCGAGCGGCACCACCCGGCCGGGCTGATAGCCGACTATCAATACCCCAGCGAAACGGAGGCCGCTGAATGGATGACGAGGACGTGTACGTGTTATCGGAGGACGGCGTCGAGCAGGCCCACGGCCTGATCGTAGACCTGTGGGTGGTCACCCTCGACCAGGGCAACGGTGAACGCATGGCCGCTTTCGACGCCGTCGCTCCCGACGGGTCCCAGGTGCCGTTCCTGTTGGTGACGTCCGAGCGCGAGGTGCTGGAGCGGATCGACTTCGAGGACATGGCCCGGCGGGAACAGGCAACCGTTCGGTTGCGTCACTTCCGGGCGTGCCACGACCAGGGCGAGTTCAAGCCGTGACCTACGAGGAGGAAGCCATGGAATCCGAAGCCGCATCGAAACCGCAGGTGTTCGTCGCCGCCGCATGGGAGGGCAACCCCATGGAGTACGCCCACGGGCTCGTGAAGGCGGCCCGCTCGTTGCGGGCCATCGCCGACATCGTGCCCGTGCTGCCCGACATGCGCCTCGTGCCCGACGAGCCGGGGTTCGACCGGGTCGGTTGGGAGCGGGACCTGATCGCCCGGTCGGACGCCGTCGTGGTCATCGGCGGGCGGGACGTGCGCGACGACGTCGCCGGGGCCGAGGGCGTCGACCGGTGGCTGGCCGACGCCGAGGATTTCGGGGTGCTGGTGTTCGACGGGCCGGGGCCGCTGGTCGACTGGGTGATGACCCGGTGACCGTCGACCACGTTGCCTTGGAGGACGCCGTGCGCCGCCTGCTGGAGATCGACGAGCGGCGGGTGAGCATCGTCCGCTTCACCGGTCTGGACATCGCCGACGGCGTGCGCCTCACCCAGCCGATCATGGAGGACTACACCGCCGTGATCGCCGAGCTGCGGGAGCTGGTCGGGTGACCGGCACCAACCGGAAGGCTCACGTCGAGATCACCGAGGACGACCCGCTCTTCCCGGTGACCGACCGGGTGAATTGGCCGTGGCCCCGTCATGTCCCCCGGGACTCGCGGGTGCTCCTCGCCCGCATCGCCTGGGACGTGCGCGAGCACGGCGACGTGGAGGGCCTCGACGCCGCCGCCGCCCTGCGTCGGCGGTTGCTGGCCCGTGGCGTGGAGGACCCCCGCAGGGCGATCCCGGCGGCTATCCGTAGCGCGGCCCGGTTCGACTTCGTGACGCTAGAAGGTCGATCCGACTCGTCCCGCCTCGGTGCGATCCGAACGACGTCGGCCACCCTGCCGCCGAATCCCTGGGTGCTGGAACGCCCGCCCGTCGTCGAGCCCGCCCCGGTGCTGCGGTCGGTGTCCGAGCCCGCCCCGGCGACCGAGGCGCCCCTGGAGCTACCGCAGGGCCGGGTGGTCGGGGCTGACCCGTGAGCAACGGTTGCTGGCGATCATGGACATGGCCGGGGCGGTCCTGATCGACGACCTCACGACCGCCCCGGCCGCCCCCACCGACGAGGCGCTGGAGCGGCTAGCCGAGGCCCTCGCCGACAACGCCCGGTTGCGCAACGACCTGGAGGCCGAGCGCCGCCGTCGTCGTGACGCCGAGGGCGCCGCCGAGTCGGGGGCGAAGGCGTTGCGGGCCGAACGCAAACGGGCGCAGCTCGTGCAGGCGAACCTGGACGCCCTCGTGGCGGGCATCGCCAAGGGACCGGCACCACGGCCCAACGAGATCGCCCGCCTGATGCAGCAGCGGCCCGTCGGATGAAGAGGGAACCGGCCCTGCCCCGTCGACCTCGGGCGCCGTTCGGTCACCGCTACTGGGGGCCGTGCTGGGGGGTCCGCAAGTTGCCCGACGGGCGCGAGCTGGTGCTCCTGCCGTTGATCGGGCCGGTCACCCAGCTATCGGTGAGCTACGCCCGCGACGGCTTCTACGCCGACACCTGGCATTACGACCGCTTGGCCTGGGCGTGGGACGCCTTGTGCCGGTGGGACGGGACGGGCGAACCGGAGCGCTGGTTCCGCCATCCGGCTACGGGGCGTCGGCGGCCGGGGGGCGACCCGGTCGCCGAATACGTGCAGCCGTGATAGGCGACTATCCGCCGAGGTAGCGCTCGATGTCCGGGGTCGTCACGTCGGCCACCGGGTGACCGTACGTGTGGATGATCTCGGCGGTGGTGGCGTGGCCCATGAGCTTGGCGAGGACCTCGTACGGCATGCCGTTGTGGCGGGCCACCGAGGCGAACGTGTGGCGGTAGCCGTTGGGCGTCACGTGCCCGACCCGTAGCGCCAGCGCCAGGTCCCGGGCGTAGACCCGCACGGCGTCGAAGCTCAGCCAGCCGTCGCCGTGCGGGCCGGGGCACACGAAGTCGCCCGTGGCGTGGCGCTGGAGGGCGGGCAACGCCAGGCGCAGGTCGGTGGCCAGCGGGACCGTCCGGTGGGCGTAGGCGTGACGGTGGTCGGTCTTGAGCACCGTCGAGTAGGTGCCCCGGTTGGCGGTGCGCCCCCGCTTGATCGTGCCCTCGACCCGTAGCGTCCCGGCGGCCAGGTCGACGTAGCGCCACTGGAGGCCCATGGCCTCGCCGGGTCGGAGCCCGCACAACATCATCAGCAGGAACAACCCGGCCAGCGGCCCGCCGTCGGCAACCAGATAGTTGCGCGCCAGCGTGAACCCGGCCAGGTCGTGGAACGTGCGCCGCACGGCGACCGGGGTGCTCGGTGGGACCCGGGCCGACCGCAGCTCGTCGAGCCGGTCCGGCGTGACGCACTTCCGGCGCCCGGCGTAGTCGAGGATCATGCCCCAGTGGGTGCGGACCTTGGTCATCGAGGCCGGGCCGAGGCGCCGCCCGAGGGCGGTCCACATATCCTCGACGTCGCCGACGGTGGCGGTCATCAGGTCGGCGTCGATGCCGAGGCCCAGCATGATGTTGCGGGCCGACCACCGGTAGGCGATGTTCGTTTGCTCGGCGTGGCCCTGCTCCTGGAACTCCAGCCACCCGGCCACCACGGCGGCGAGCGCGCTATCGCCCGCCAGGCTGGCCCGTACGTCGAGGTCCCGGCGGCGGCGGTCCCGGCGTATCTCGCACTCCTCGAACGTGTCGCCCCGCTCGATGTGCGCCTGCCCGCCCCAACGGTGGCGCAACGTGACCTTGCCCCGGGCCTCGTCCCAGCCGAATGACCCCTGGCCCCGGGCGAGCTTGGGCAAGGTCGCCGGTCGCCGATGTGTGCCCATGTGTCCCATACCCCCGCTCGATGTGTGCCCCGGTACAACACCGGGGTCACATCATGGCACACCGAGGCCCTACCTGGCACACCCGTCATAGGCGCTGACCTGCGGGTTTACCTATATGCCCTGGTCAGCGAGCCGGGAATAGGGCCGTCAAATATCCTCTTCGTGGATTAGATACGTGTCCGTTGACCTGCGCTTATGGCTGTTTGGTACACCCGGCCGGTACAAGATAGGCGACTATCAGGGGCGCACTAGGCTCGCCCCATGACACAGGACCGGGACGTGATCGTGGTGCGCCTGCCCCTGCGCTTCGAGGTGGTGCTCCGGGCGGTCAACGCGTTGGCCGTCGAGTTCCCCGAGGCGGCGTGGGTGGACGACCCCGAGGACCGGGGCGGGTTCGCCATCGACGTGACGTACCTACGGCTTGCGGGACCCGGCGATGGCGAAGGCGATGCAGGCGAGCCCGATGGCCAGCGCCCACAGGATGATGACGTGCGGCGGTAGGTCGATCATCAGAACCAGGTCCCCGACTCGACGGGCTTCCAGCCGGTGGTGCCGGTGCCGGTGTCCTTGCGCCACAGCGACGTGTTCGTCGTGTTGTTGAGCTGGCTGTAGACCGAGCCGACGGTGGCGGCGACCACCCCCTCGGGCGAGCCGTTGCCCGAGGTCCAGGTGACCCCGGCCGGTGCGCCCGATGGACCGGCCGGTCCTTGGACGCCCTGCGGTCCTTGGATGCCCTGCGGGCCGGGCACGGTCGAGGCCGCACCCGTCGCTCCCGTGTCGCCCTTCGGCCCCTGGCTTCCGGTGGGTCCAGCGGGTCCCGTCGGGCCGGGCACGGTCGAGGCCGGGCCGGTGGGACCCGCTGGACCCGGCACGGTCGAGGCCGCACCCGTCGCCCCGGTGTCGCCCTTCGGCCCCTGGCTTCCCGTCGCCCCGGTGGGGCCAGCGGGTCCCGTCGGGCCGGGCACGGTCGAGGCCGGTCCGGTGGGACCGGCCGGGCCGGGCACGGTCGAGTCGGCGCCGGGCGGGCCGGGTGGCCCCGTCGGCCCGGGGAAGCCTCGGGCGCCCTCGGCACCCGGCTCGCCGGGCGGGCCTTGCGGCCCGGCGGGGCCACGCCCGGTTTCGAGCGTGATGGCGGCCAGGGCTCCGGGCGTCAGCGTGGAGGCCGCCGCTGGGTGGATGTCGACGGTGATGGCGCCGGTCGTCGTCGAGTCCAGGTGCGTGTCGCCGTCGGGCTCGATGTCGAGCGTGAGGGCGGCGACCGGGACGGCCGGGAGGTCGACGGTGATGACGGCCGTCGTGGCGTGCTCGGTGGCCGCCGGGTCGAGGTCGACGGTGATCGCCGTGGCGGGGTCGGCGGGCAGGTCGACGGTGTAGCTCACGGCTCGCCGGGCTCGTTGCTGACGTCGCGGTCGATGCGCAGGGCGTCGAAGATGATCGGCGTTCGCTTGGTCGGGGTCAGCTGCTCGATGTCGGCGACGAAGCCGTGCTGCCACATCTGGGTCTGGTCCGGGGTCCACTTGGCCAGCAGGACGCACGGCGTCGAGCCGGGGGCGTCAGGGAACAGGGCCGGTAGCGCGTCGGGCGTGGTCACCGAGAAGTCCTCGCACTCGTTGACGAGGGCGCCGTCGATGCGGTCGCGGACGTAGCTGCGGAACGTCCAGGCGGTGATGTCCTGGTCGGTGCCGCCGATGCGGATGCGGACGACCATCGTGGCCGGATCGCCACGCACCTGCGGCTCGGCGCCCGGTGGAGGGAACTGGGTGTGTGCGGCCATGGTGGGTCGCTCCCGGCTAGTAGGGGGTGACGGTGATGGCGCCCGCCCACAGGATCGTCATGCTGTAGCCGCCGCTGCCCACGGTGGCCCGGAGCCCGTAGTAGAACGATCCGGCGGTGGTCATGCGGAACCGGCCTCGGAGCGAACCCTCTACGGGCAGGTTGCTCGCCGCCGGGGTCCCTTGTTTTGCCAGGAAGGCCGAGCTGCCGAAGTCCAGGGCCGGGCCGAGGGTGGCCTTCTCGGGATAGAACTGCACGATCTGGCCCCCCGCCTGGGCGGTTTCAGGGGTGGCCCGGATGTCGAGGGCCACCTCGACTATGGCGGGCATGTCGATCTTGAACGGGCCGATGTTGTCATAGAGCTGATTGGAGCCGGTGGCGACGACGGTGGGGCCGCCGGTCGTCCAGTGCGGGGCGGGGGTGATCATCGCCGTGGTGCTCACCCGTAGGTCGGTGAGTACGCCGCCGACGGTCTTGGCGATGGGCAGCTCCCACACCCCGGTCGGGCTCTGCGCCGGGACCGACACGCCGTCACGCCACAGCAGCTCGGCGGTGTTGGCGGCCGGGTCGAAGCGGACGACGGCGAGCCCGTTGGTCGTGGCGGTGAGCACCTGGCTGCTGGCCAGCTCGGCGTAGTGGCCGTCAACCCAGGCGGCGCCGGGCTGGATCGTGAGGTTTGGGTAGGCGAGCGTGGGCGTCATGTTGCCGGCGATGCCCGACGGCGCCCACAGCCGTCCCATCTTGCGCCACCGGGCCTCGGAGGCGACGGAGCCGTCGGCGCCATCGGTCGGCCATACGGACATCGCGACCATGGTCAGATCCTTTCGAGCTGGCGGACCCGCCGGTCGAGCCCGGCGAGGGAACGGAACAGGGCGAGGTCCCCGGCCGGTGCCCCGACCGACGGCGTCACCGTGGCCCCAGCATCGTCGAGGGTGACGTGAACCTCGCGGACCTGGTCAATCACCGTGAGCCCGCCCGCCTTAACCGTGACCGTGTCGCCCAGCGTCCAGTCCCGGCCGAACCGCTGGGCGTCGGTGTCGAGCGGGGTGAACACGACGGTCGCTGGCTTGACCCCGGTGGCCAGCGCCTCGGTGGCCGCCTTGTCGAGCTGCACGACGTCGACCGTTTGGCGTTGGTCGACGAACGTTTCGGCCCGCCCCCAGGAGGCGATCGAGGCGGCGTCGCTGGCCTCGCGGATCAGCCGGGCGGTGCCCTCGCCCCCACCGGCCACCACGACGTGATTGGCCTGGGCCGCCTCGGTGGTGGCCGTCCACCCGGCGAGCGTTTCCAGCCCGGCCGAAAACACCGCCCCCCGGTCGGGCGGGATGTAGGCCCGGAAGCTGAGGTCGACGACGTCGAACACGATCCCGTGAGGCCGGGCGGTGTCCTGGGCGAGCGTGAGCAGATTCTGCCAGCGGGCGTTGACCGTGATGGTCGGCCCGGCCGGGGCGGGGACGGGCACGGCGAGGCCCGGCACCCGCCGGGCCGTCACGGCGCCCGGCCCGGCGTTGACCCGCACCAGGTCGGCCAGCACGACGGCGACGGTGCCCGTGCGAACGTCGTAGGAGCTGCCGCCGTAGGGCGGTGCGGCGGTGCCGGGCTGGGGGTGTGCGTTGCGCCGGGCCAGCCACACGGTGTCATCGACGCCGGACACGGCGAGCGTGTCGCCGTCGATCTCGACGGAGCGCTTGAGGTGGGTGACCGGGCCGGACCGCCACACGGCGCCGTCGAGGACGATCTCCAACCGGGCGAAGGTGTCGGCCACGAACATCCGACCCGCCTCGGTGTCGGTCGGCAGCGTGACGGTCCACGTCGAGATGTCGTTCACCCGGCCGACGAACTCGGCGGACTCGAACGGGTCGACGACCGCCTGGCGGACGCCGACCCGGTCGGTCACGTAGAGCTGCCAGGTGCTCACGCGCTTAGCCACCGGTTGCGCCAGGCGAAGGTGACACGGCTCGCCGCCGTGCCGCTGGCGAACCCGATCGAGATGCGGTTGGCGCCGGGCACGAGCGGCCAAAGGACCGAGTCCTCGGCGAGGCGCCCGAAGGCGTTGAGGCCGTCGAGCCGTGCTGACTTGTGGCCGGGGCGGTGGTCGACGACGAGGGTCGATCCGGGGGCGATGGTGCCGGGGAAGGACCAGGCAAGCCCCGTCGTGTCGTTGCGCACGTTCAGGTCGGTGCCCGGCCCGTCGACGGTGATGATCGGCCAGGCGTCCACGTCGCCCGTGTTGGTGATCGTCACCGCCGCGAAGATGTCCGAGGCGCCCAGCACGAGCGGCAGGAACGGGAACCAGGTGACCACCGTGTCGCCGACCTCGGCGACGAGCTGCTGCTCGGACCCGTCCTGCCAGTAGGGGTCCGCCGCCCGGAAGGCCAAGGTCGTGAGCCCGAGCGAGGCGTATTCCTCGGCGAAGGTGTCGAGCCCGGCCTCGTAGGCGCACACGATCTGGCGCCCGGCGTGGGCGCCCTGCACGACGGTCAGCGTGCCCTCGCCGTTCACGGGGTCGAGCGCCCGAGCCCAGCGGCGCAGCTCGTCACGGCCGGTAGTCGGGCCGGGGACCACGACGGGGATCGTCAGCAGGCGCTCGTCGTGGCGGGCGTAGCGGAACCGGCCGCCCTGGGCCTGGGGCACTCGTATCGTGTGGATCGACACCGGGGGCATCATCCGCTGGGTGGCCTCGGTGCGGGTCACGAAGCGGATCGTCTCGCCGGTCGCCGAACGCCATTCGTGCGTTTCGCAGTCGGCGTCGGGCTCCCACGGGGCCAGGCCGGTCATCGGGTCGCCTCCTGATAGACGTCGATCACGGTAGGCCCGCCAGCAGCTCCAGGCGGCGGAACCCGTAGGCGATGTCCGAGGCGTCGGCGGTGCGCGGGTAGAGGTTCAGCGTGTAGTGGCCGCCCCGGGATTCGTCGGCGACGATCGACCGCAGCATGTCCTCGGGGGCCACGATCTCGGTCCCGGCCTCGCCGCCGACGAACACCGTCGGCCCCGTGAGGACCCCGCCCTTGGCCAGGTACGGGAGGTTAGGGAAGTCGATGCGGAACCCGCCGAGGGTGCCGCCGCCGTGTTTGCCCAGCGGGCCGAGGTCGACCTCGGGGATGGCGATGGTCGGGATGGCGAAGGCCAGCCCGTTCCACAGCGAGATCAGCGCGTTGATGGGCGTCTTGATGGCCGACACGATGGCGTTGGCCGTGTCGGCGATCCGGGCGACGATGCTGCGGAAGTGGTCGGCGATGGCGTCCCACTTGCCGGTCACGAAGGACCACACCGCGCTGGCCCCGCTCTTGATCGAATCCCACGCCCCGGTGACGAAGCCGACGGCGGTGTTCATGGCCGACTGGATGCCCTGGGCGATGGCGTTGAACTTGTCGACGGTCCACTGGTACACGGCGGTCACACCGCTTTTGACCAGGTTCCAGGCCCCGGTGATGATCGACGTCCACACGTTCACGTAGGTCGTGATCCCGGTGACGATCCAGCCGAACACGGTCTGGATCCAGTCCCACAGGGTCGTGACCACCGCCTTGATCACGTTCCAGGCGCCCGTCCAGAAGGCGATGACGGTGCCGACGTACAGCTCGATGCCGGACACGATCCAGCCGAACACGGTCTGTATCCAGCCCCACACGAGGGTCACCCCGGCCTTGATGCCCTCCCATACCGCGGTCACCGCCCCGCCGATGAACTCCCACACGACGGCGGTGGCGGCCTTGATCGTGTCCCAGTTCTTCATTATCAGGAACGCCACCACGGCGATGGCGGCGCCGATCAGGATGAACGGGGCGACGGCCGCCAGCGTGGCGAGGGCGGCGGCCCCGGCGGCGGTGGCCCACGTGATGAAGGCGGGGATGACGATGGAGCCGACCACGATGGCCAGGGCGATGAACCCGGCGATCATCGCCTCCTTGTTGTCGCCCATGAACTTGGCGACGTCGGAGATGGCCGGTATCAACGTGTCCATCAGGAACCCCGCCAGCGAGGCGAGCACCGGCAGCAGGGCCGTGCCGATCTGCTCCTGAAACTCGCCGAACTGGATCTGGGCGTTGCGCATTTGCCCGGCCGTCGACTTGGCCGCCGTCGACGCCTGGCCCGAGAAGGTGGTCGACATGTCGGCCATGATTTCGTCGAGCGACTTGGCCGACCCGTCGGCCTTCTTGACCTCCACGCCCATCTTCGACAAGGCGCCGGTCGAGCCGTTGGCCGCCTTCATCATGGCGTCGGTGACGGTGGCCAGGTCCTTGCCCGAACCGGCCGACACGTCGGTCGCCAGTGACAACGCCTTCTGTGCGTCCTCGGTGTTGCCGAAGCCCCGCACGAGCTTGTCCATGGCCGGGCGTAGGTCGTCGTCGGCGATGGCCGCCGACTTGGACAGCGAGCCGATGAAGTCCTCGTTGGAGGCGATGACCTCGTCGCTGGCGCCCGCCACGTTGCGCATCGTTTGGGCGAGCTTGTCGGCGGCCTCGGCGTCGGCGGCGGCCGCCTCGACGCTGGCCTTGCCGAAGTCCACGATGCTGCTGACGGCGAAGGCGCCGCCCAGCGCCAGGGCGGCGTTCTTGGCGAACCCGCCGATCTTGGACCCGGCGCTCGACGTGGCCTTGTCGACCTCGTCGGTCATCTTCGAGGTGTCGGCCAGGAACTTGGCGACGATGGTCGGCCCGACGGCCATGGCTCACCTCGACTTTCGGCGGGCGGCTTTGTTGTGCTCGCGGATCTCGTCGCGCTGGAACAGCTGAAACGCCCGGTACGTGTCGTCGTCCAGCGCGTAGGCCTCGTGCGGGGTCATTCGCCAGAAGCGGCAGAAGGCGGCGAGGCTCCGAAGGCGGCGAGCTTCGTAGGGTCCATGACGACGGCCTCGTCGTCGACCTGGAGGGCGACGTCCTCGCATGCGTCCCACCGAAGGCCGGGGATGGTCTTGCGCAGGTGCGTCCACACCTGCGTTTGGGTGCGGTCGGGCGAGTTGCCGTTCGGGCCGACCATGTCGAGGTAGTCCCGGCCGGTTTGGGCCTTGAGGGCGCGCTGGGTGCCCGGCGACGGGAACTGCTGAAGCTCGTGCATCGGGATCGTCACGACGTCGGGCAACGGCGGGCGCTCGTCGGCAACCGACTGGTTGCCGTTGGGGTAGGGCTGTGCGTTCACGAAGTCGGTGTCGACCATGGGAAGCTCCTGGCGGTGTCCTCGGCGATGTCCTCGGCGATGGTGGCGAAGTCGGCTTCGGCGGTGACCGCCGCCGGGTAGAGGTAGCGGCCCTCGGGCATCAAGCTGCGGCCCCGGCTGCCGCCGAACTCGATCCAGCCCGCATAGGGCACGTCCGGGTCGTGGCCGACGCCGACGCCGTGCAGGCCGTCCTCGTCGACCTCGACGACGTCCACCCCGGCGGCCAGCGTGCCGGTCAACACCGGCACGTCGTTGCGCACCTGGTCGGCGACCCGCTCGGCGAACGGTTGCGCCCGTTCGGTCACCGCCGGGCCGAGCTGGCGAGCCCAGCGCTCCATGTCCCGGTTGGCGTCGGCCAGGCCCTTGAACTCGATCTGGTCAGGCATCGACGGCGGGCCGGGTCGTGGCCGTGGCCGTGGCGGCCTCGTCGGCGGCCACCGGCACGATGTTGGTGACCGGCACGTTGGTCCAGCCGGTGATCGACCATTCCAGGTCGAACGAGCTGGCGTCGCCGACGTCGCCGCTCAGCGGCGTGAACGGCTGGGGGATCAGCTCGCCGACATATTCGGGGTTGGTGGCGCCGACCGGCTGGCCCGCCGAAGGGATGACCGAGAAGGGCACGGGCACGCCGCCCTCGACGGCGGCGGTCAGCACCTCGTTCGTCCCCTCGGGGTCGTACGAGTGATAGAGGCTGGCCTTCAATGTCCATTTGATGACGCCCGGATAGTCGCGCACGCCGCACGAGGTCTTGACCTCGATGGTGGACACGTCGGGGGTCATCTCGATGTGGGACATCACGCACTTGAGCGAGCTGCCGTCGATGATCAGCTCCGGGTCAACGAGGATGACGGGCTGGAGGTCGGCCATGGGGGCGCTCCTGTTCAGGTGGTGATGGTCGTGCGGATCGAGATGCGGACGGCGAGGTAGTTGGTGCGGGCCATGGTGAACACCCGGGGACCGCTGACCGAGTCCAGGGGCCACGAGCCGGTGTCGGCCCGTAGGCGGCCGAGGACGTAGGCCACGAGCGCCTCCAGGGACGCCACGCCCTCGCCGGGCACGAGGCGGGACGCCACCGCCGTCACGACGAGGCGGCCCTTCTGGAAACACGACGTGTCCGGTTCCAGCCACGGGTCGCCCCAGCCGATCATCAGCGCCGGGGGTTCGATGGAGTCGACCAGCGACACGAGCACGTCGGGGTCGGTGCTGGCCACCGGGGCGAGCACGGCGGCGAGCTTGTCACGGGCCTCGGCGATGTTCACGCAACCCCCCAGTTGCGCTTGTACGGCAACAGGGCGGCGGCGTGGCGCTCGAAGCCCGACGCCGGGCTGGCCATCATGCCGGTGTCGGCGAACCCCACGCCCCCGTTGTATGTGGCCGGGGCCTTGTACCATTCGACGGCCCGGTTCACGTTGGTCCGCACGATGGCCCCCTGGGCGGGGTTCACGATGGGGGTGCCCTCCAGGAAGTGGTCGATCTCGGCGGCGGCGGCGTCGAGGCACTCGCGTAGCAGCTGGCTGTTCTCGGGCGTCACCCGGATTTCGAGGGCGGCGGCCAGCTGCTCGGTGGTGGCGTAGGCCACGGGTCAGGCCTCGTCGCCCGTGGCCGGATAGACGTCTACCAAGAAGTCCTCCAGCCAGCCGACCAACGTCGAGCGGTTCCGGCCCGCCCGCTCGGCGTCGAGCGCGGCGGCGGCCCGCTCGGGGTGCGTCGACACGTACGCTTTGACCTCGTCGACCGTGCCATGCGCGCACACCTCGGTCGTGTCATCCCCGGTCGTGTCGGCGGTCGGGGGGTTGACCGTGAGCGGGACCGAGTTGGATTCCTCGCCGTTGTCGTTGCGCACCGTGATCATGCGGGTTCCGGCGGCGCCGCCCGCGGGGAAGGTGGCGGTCAGCTCGCCCGATCCGGTGTCGAGGACGGTCGCCTGGGCCACCTGGTCGACCTCGATGACGGACGTCGCCGTGAAGTTGGTGCCCGTCACGTACAGCGTGACGGTCACGCCGACCCAGACCGACTCGGGATCGAGGCTGGTGATATGCGGGTCGGCGGCCGACCCGCCACCGCCCCAGACCTCGGGCGGGTAGCTGGCGCCGTAGGCCACCTCGGTCGCCCGGCGGAGCTGGGCGGTGATGTCACTCATAGGGTGCTCCTATCGGGGTGGCAAGGGGCGACGGCCCGGCGTGAGGAATCCCGGCGATGTGGGATACCGGACCGCCGCCCCGAGCGGGGAGGTCACGGGCCGATGCGCACGGCGCCGTTCTGCTCGGCGGGGGCCGGGGTGCCGCCCGTGACCTCTTCCTTGGTCGTCGGGCGATGGAACGCCATCGCCTCGGCGACGGCCACCTGACGGCCCATCAGCGACGGCTCGATGGCCTCCAGCAACGGGAACGAGTACGTGTACGCCTCCATCGCCAGGCTGTTGCCCATGAAGATGTCGGTCGTGCTGATCCCGTGGGTGACGATCTGCTGGAGCCCGAGCGGTCCCAGGTTGAAGTCGCCCAGCGACGCCGCACCGAGGGCGTTGGAGGCGCCGAGGAAGGGGAACATCGGGCGCCCGGCGGCGTCGGTCAGCGACCCCAGCTGCGCCCAGCCCAGCGGGCCGTAGGCGATCCAGGTCGGCAACATGTTCGTGTTGGCGTAGACCAGGGCGGCGGCGTCGAACAGCGCGGCGAGGGTCGTGGCGGCGTCGGCCCCGGCGGCGAGCGGGACGTGCGCCGTGGTCAGCGCCAGCTCGGCGAGGGCGGCGGCCTCGCCCTGGTAGGCGGTGCGCCGCTGAAGCTGGCCGACGATGATGTCCCATGCCGTCGGATGCAGCGACATGAGCTGCTGGGACACGTTCAGGTAGCCGCCGACGGTCGTCAAGCTCAACGTGTCGACCTTGATGTCGAACTTCTTGCTGACCAGCTCGGCCTTTTCGAGCGGCTGCACGGCGGCGCCGGTCTTGAAGTCGGGGTCTACGAGGCGGGGCCGCGAGAACGTCATCGAGTTGGGGGCGGGCTGGCGGCCGATGGCCGACAAGAAGGGCTGGCCCTGGGGGTTCAGGTCGATGACCGGGCCGACGACCGGGGCCACGTAGAGGGCGCCGAAGCCCCCGGCGACCGGTGTCGTGTTCTCGGCCACGGTGCCCATGTGCTGGGCGGCCCGCTTCATCGTGAAGTCCCAGCGGCGCCGGGCTTCCTGGTCCTCGTGGTCGTGCGCCGAGCCGTATTGGGCGTGGAGGCAGTCCCACACCATCTCGCCGCCCGTGCGGTACTTGATGCCGCCCGGATCGGGCGACGGCGTGGGCGACAACAGCTTGTGGCGGGTGTCGTCGTCCATGGCCTTGTCCTCGCCGAGGACCTTGATCATGGCGTCGAGCTTGTCGATCCGCTCATAGCTGTTGGTCATCAGCTCCAGGTCCTGGGCTGACGGGTCCTCGCCCCGATCGAGGGCGGTGTTCTTCAACACGTTGACGGTGTTCAGCAAGCGGTCACGCTCGCCGATGTAGTTCTCCACGAGGGCGTGGGGCACGGTGGCCTCCCAGGTGATGCCCGGACCACGCCGGGCGGGGAAATGGGGGTTCCGCACGTTGGGCTGGACCCTGGCCCGGCGGGCGCCCCTGACACGGGGGACCCTGTGGTAACGGGAGCGGAGCACCGCTGCGCTTGGCGGTGAAGCGTAGCCAGATAGACGGCTATCAGCGGTTGACGGTGCCGAATCCGCCGGGGACGGTTACGCCGTAGGTGCGCACCAGCTCGGCCTGACGGGCCTGCTCGGCGTCGAGGCGCCCGGCCAGCTCGGCCCACCGTTGACGCCGGGCGGCGGCCTCGGCCTCGGCCAACCGCACCGCCTCGTCGGCCTGGGCGATCTCGTGCTGGTGCTCGTCGACCTGGGCGCGGTAGGCGAGCACCTCGGCGCCCGTGTAGGCGCCCTTCGCTTCGAGGGCCACCTGGTCGAGGTAGGCCCGGACCCGCCACCGCACGCCGTCGTCCTCCTCGGTGGCGCCCGTCGGGGGCACCCGGAACTCGACCGACAGGTCGGCCACCCCGTTGTCGAGGAGGTCCTGCACGTCGTCGGCCTTGGACCGCACGATCGCCACGTCGCCGTAGAGGCCGTCAGGCTCGTCCCGTAGCGCCGTGAACGGCCCGAGGTAGCCGAGGCCACCCCGGTCGTGGCGGTGGACGAGGCTGACCCGTGAGAAGGCCCCCTTGCCCCGCCCGTCGATCTGGCCCCGGAAGGCGCCCGGCCGGAACCCCTCGCGGTAGATGTCGAGGCGCCCGTCGGGCAGCTGGTCGAGGACGTCGGTCGGCTCGTTGTAGGGCACCAGCCGTCCCGTCAGGTGCCGGGTGCCGGTCCGCTCGATGTGCGCCGGGAAGGCCCGCAGGAAGGTCGGCTGGATGTCGTTCACGTCGGTCCTCCGGGGGCCAGGCCCGCCGCCACGTAGCGGGCACGTAGTTCGTCGAGCAGCTCCACCGTGGACACCGCCGCCAGGTCGGGGCGCATGTTGCGGGCGGCGTGCAGTGCCGCGACCGTCGCCGGGTCGGGTGAACCCCCACCACGCGGGCCGGACCGCCCGGCGACATGTCGCGACACCGCCGCGCCGAGGTCGGCCTCGTGGGCGGTGGGGCCGATCTCGACGACCTGGGCGAGCACGTCGGCCACCGATGGCTCGACGTCTGTCATCGGACCGCCGCCGACGCCTGGACCGAGTTGGCGTTCAGCCGTTCGGCGGCCCGTATCTCGTCGATGGTCACGGCCCGCTGGCCGGTGGCCTCGTCGTGGATGCCGAACAAGGCCGCCCAGGCGGTGACCCGCTCGGGGAAGGCGGGCCGCACGTATTCGTCCCGGTTCAGCTCGACCCGCTCGCCCTCGGGCATCGCCCACTGGCTGAAGGCCTCCATGATCATCGCCGCCTTCGGCCGCAAATAGGCCCTCCAGTGAAAATCGTAAATGGAGCTGACGTTCTGGTAGACGAGCGACCCGTCGCCCGTCGGGAGCCCCAGCAACGTTGGCGGGACCCCCAGCAGGGTGGCGATCCGGGCCTCGTCGAATTGGCGTAGCTCAAGCAGCGCCATGTCCCGGGGCGAGATCGTGAACGGGGTTAGCTCGACGCCGCCCGACATGACGGCGGGGGCGCCCATCGACGACATGCGGGCCGCCACGAAACGGTTACGCAGGAGCGTGGCCTGCTCCTCCGATAGGTTGCCGGGGGCGGTGAGGACCCCCCACGGGATACCGCCCCGGGTCGACAATCCGGCCTGGTACCGCTCCAGCGAGGCGGCGCCAAACAGGTTCTGGGCGAGGGCTTCGAGCGGGCCGTGACCGTGGGCGTCGCCCGGCCAGCTCGTGTAGCGGAGGTGGAGCACGTCGTCGGTGATGTCTACGCCGCCCATCAGGAAGCGCCGCACCTGGCCGCGCATCTCGACCTCGACCCAGGCCGGGTTCAGCATCACCCACGTCCGCACCGACCCGTCACCATGGCGGGACGTCGCCCATACGAAGGCCTCGCCGTTCATGTAGCTGACGATCAGCTGCTTCATGGCCTCGGTCCAGCCCGAATACACCTCGGGCTGTGGGTTGACCATCCACCCCGTCGGCTCGATGACGTCGGTGCCCCGTAGCCGGTAGGGGGGCATCGTGGCGAGGATGCTGCTGTTGAGATCAATCGCGCCGAACACGGTGCTTACCCGGTTGATCATCCCGGCGAGCCCCCCGGCGGCGTCGCCCCAATTGGGCGTCGACCATTCGACCGGCCACCCCGACCACGCCTGCACGGGCGGCGCCCCGAGCGACTCGGGGTACATGACGTGGGTGTTGCCGTAGCCCTCGGACGTCGTCGGCCCGGTCCCGACCGGGGGCGGGGGCTGGATGTTGTCGTTCGGCGGCCACGACCGGGGGTCGTCGGCCCGGTGGTGCCGCTGCTCGGCCACGACCAGGCCCGAGGGGGTCACGTGCTCCATCGGACCTGAGGGTAGCCAGGGCACGGGTGATAGACGTCGATCAGCCCGACGGGCGCTGAGTAGGAGGGGCCGTACGACCTATGTTGCCCCGGTTAATGGCCGCCGATACTATTAGCACACCACCACCCCGAAAGGCCCCGACATGCGCACCGCCACCACCTACACCCGCCAGATCAACCGCCTGCTCGACCAGCTCGCCAGCTCGCAGCGCCAGGCCGCCGGATACCGCCAGCTCGCCAAGGCCGCCGCCGCCCTGAACATGGAGTACGAGGTCGAGCGGATGACCGCCAGCGCCGACGAGATGGACCGCGACGCCGACGACCTGATGGACCAGCTGGTGGACGCCGGTTACACCCCCGAGGGCATCTGATGGACACCGTGACGCGTGACGAGGCCGCCTGGCGGCCGCTCGACGAGGTGCGGGTCGGCGACCTGATCCACCCCGGCAAGGGCAACGACGTGCACCGCCTCACGGCCATCGAGGTCGTCGAGGTCGTGACGGTCCGGCGACCGTCGAAGTCGATCATCGAGGTCGAGCTGGCCGACGGGTCGATGGCGTGGGGTGGCCGGGCCATGAAGTTCTGGATGGTCAAGCCGTGAGCTGGCGACCGGGTGAGCCTCACGAGTTCTCGGCGGGTCGCCGCGCCCGGGTCCACCGCCAATTCGAGCGAGCGCTCGATGCCCGGTATCCGGGCTACCGGCACCGCATCGTGCCCGCCACCGAGGTCGTCGCCCTCCAGGCCACCACCGATGACACCCCACGAGAGGACCCCCCGACATGACCACCACCGACCTCGACCGCCACACCCGCAACGTGCAGCGCCTCGCCGCCAAGGCGGTCGCCGCCGAGGCCCGAGCCAGCGCCCTGCGGGCCGACCTGGAGGCCGAGGCCGTCGCCATGCGCCGCCAGGGCGCCACGCTGGCCGCCATCGGCGCCGTCGTGGGCATGTCGGCCCCCGGCGTCCTCAAGATGCTTCGCCGCCACGGGGTGACGCCGTGAGCGAAGGGGCCGATCGGCCTATGTTGCCCCGGTTAATACGCGCCGATACTTGGAACATGAACAACACCACCCCCGCCCCCGCCGCCCCCGCTACCCGCAAGTTCACCATCCACGTGACCAGCCGTCACCAGTGCCCGGTCACCCGCACCATCGAGGCCGCCAACATTTGGGAGGCCCAGGCCTACGCCCTCAAGCGTTACTCCAAGTACGTGACCCTGCGGGTCGTCGGCTGACCACCACCCCCGCCCCCCCCACGACAGGCCCCGGCTACGGCCGGGGCCATCGTCGTTTTCGGGGAAGGGCCGGACGACCTATGTTGCCCCGGTTAATACGCGCCGATACTTGGAACATGCCCAACACCGATACCACCCACTTCCTCGCCCGCCACAACACCACCGCCTGCGGGGCGCCGTTCAACCCCGACGAGGTCACGACCTGTGTCCTGTTCATCGAGTGCGACGCCTGCGAGGACGTCACCCAGGCCGAGGCCCACCGCCGGGGCCTGGAGCGCAGCCGCATGGTGGCCCGCTCCCACGCCCTGAACGCCGCCGCACGGGCCGGTGACGCCGCCGAGCGCCACAAGGTCATGTTCGGCAGCTGCTGATAGACGTCGATCACGGCCCCGGGCTACGGCCCGGGGCCGCCGTCGTTTTCGGGAAGGGTCGGATGGCCTATGTTGCCCCGGTTAATACGGGCCGATACTTGGTACATGAACGCAACCCCCGCCCCCACCGTCAAGGCCCGCCGCACCGCCGAAAGCTACGTGTACGCCGTCGAGGTCGACGGGGTCGCCACGGGCGCCACCATCAAGACCGTGCGGTGCACGGCTCGGGCGAACTTCTACGGGATCTTCGACCCGACTGGCGAGCGGATCGGCTCGGCCGAGTTCAAGTCGGCGCTGGCGGCGGCCAAGGCCAGCGCCGACCGCCCCGCCGAGCGGGCGACCAACGCCGCCGAGATCGCCGCCGTGACCGACTACCTGTTCATTACCGGTCAGTAGACGGCCGGGACGACGACCTCGGGGGCCGCCACCACGCCCCAGCGGGCCAGCGTGGCGGCCACCAGCGGGCTGATGTCGGCCGACGCCCGGCGCTTCCAGGCCCACGCCTCGCCGACGGGCCGCTTGGTGGCCCCGACCACGGCGTCGCCCAGCCGGTAGTCGCCCCGGTGGGACAGCTGGGCACGGGTGGCGGCATCGTGGAAATCGCCGCACGCCCGGACCATGTCGCTGAGGCTGATCAGCCGCACGGCGTGGGACCCGTCGAAGCGCCGGGTGGCCCGCTCCAGCGCCGGGATGGCCGACGCCGCCGGGTTGCCCCGGTCGATCACGATGGGGGCCTCCCACGTGGCGGCCACTTCCCCGGCCCGGGTGACGATCCGCTCCAGGTCGGACCCCGCCTCGATGACCTCCAGAGCCACCACGTGCCCTTCTCCGGGGATTTCGACGGTCCCGGCGACGACCAACGCCCCTCGGTCCCGTTCGGGCGTGAAATCGAGCCCCAGGGCGACCTGGGTCCCGGGCATCAGGTCGTCCCGGCGGCACGCCGCCCACGTGACGGCGTCGATGCCCGTGGCGGCGTCGGCGTCGGCCCAAACGTTCAGGTGCTCCCGCAGGAACGTGGCCCGGTCCATGGTCAGGGCGCCGTCGGATAGGGCCGCCTCGATGACCCCGCCGGGATACCCCATCGACGGGTTGGCCGCCGCCCACGCCGCCCGGTCGAATACGTCGGCGTCGGCCTCGGCGCACCATTCGAGCCAGCACATCGTCGAGGCCGGGTTGGCGACCTCCAGGCGGCCAACGTCGGTGAAGTGGCGCCACAACCCCGACCGGCTGTTCCCGGCGTTGCTGAGGAGCCAGATCTGGGCGTGCGGCTTGGCGGCCATGGCGGGCTGGATGCCCGACACGACGGCCATCGTCTCGTGGGCGTGGGCCTCGTCGACCACCGCCAGGTCGAGCGACAACGACCGGGCGGCCTTCTTGCCGGTGGGGGTGACCGGCATGTAGCGCGAGCCGTTGTCCATGACGAGGACCTCGCGGTGATTCGACCGGTCGATGCGGGCCACCCGGTCGCGGAACGGGGTCGCCATGAGCAGCTCGACGTGCTCGGCCCATTTCGTCCTGGCGAGCGCACGGTCCTGGGCGGTGTAGGCGACCGTCTGGTTAGGCGGGATCAGCTGGCGGGCGATGCGGGCCAGCATCAGCGTGGTCTTGCCGTTCTGGCGGGCCACGGCGACACCGACCGACCGGTGGGCGGGCAGCTTCGTGACGGGGTCGTATTCGCCCGCCACGTCGGCGGCGTGTTCCTGCCACGGGAACAGCTCCCAGCCCAGTAGGCGGGCCACCTGGCGGTCCAGGGGGCCACGGGACGGGCGCGCCGGGTTGCGCTTGGTGCCCCAGCGGGGCGCCGCTGATAGACGTCGATCAGGTGCCGCTGGGGTCGAGTTCACGGGCGATCCGATCCCACGGGTCCTCGGCCTCGTCGGGCTCGACGTCGAGGCCCTGAAGCTCCTCGACCGACACGATCAGCGTGGACCGCTCCAGCTTGGCGCCCAGCTCCAGCAACCGGGCGACGGCGGTGGCGGGCATGTGGTCGGCGTCCATGGCCGACAACGCCTGCGCCGCCTTCATCACCGCCGCCCGGCCCGCCTTGCGGTGGATTTCGTGCATCGAGCGGATGGCCTCCAGGCGTTCCTGGTCCTCGACCCGGTGGCACGTGTCGTCCCACGCCTCGGCCCGCTCCCGCCACGCCCACTTGTCGGCCAGCTCCCGCACCCGGCGGTAGCTCAGGTCCACCTGCTCGGCGATCTTGGCGAGGTCCCGGCGGGGGGCGGGGGTGTCGCGGTAGAGGCGGAAGATGCCGTGCTCGCGGGTCGGCTCGCCCGTCATCCGTTCCCATGGGTCGGTTTCAGGGAGGTCCTCGGGGGGTGGCGACTTGTGGCGGGGCACGTCGCCGAGGCTAACCAGGCGCCGTGAAATCGTGCGGTACCCCGGTGGCCTCGTTGACGGGCTCGACGCCCGTGGCCTCCTGCCACCGCCGGGCGATAACGTCGACGTAGCGGGGGTCCAGCTCGACGAGGCGGGCCGTGCGGCCGGTCTGGTGCGCCGCTATCAGGGTCGAGCCGGACCCGGCGTAGGGGTCGAGCACGGTGCAGGCGTCGGGCGCCCAGCGGGTCAGGATCTCGGCCAGGAGGCGGGTCGGCTTCTGGGTGGGGTGCATCCGGTGGGCGGCCTCGGCCCCGCCGAACGCCCCGAACCAGTAGCAGCGCAGCAGGTCCCGCTTGTGGCGCTGGGCCGACCAGATCAGCTCGAAGCCCGAGCCGAAGCCGGGGTCGCTTGACTCGGTGCGCTTGTCCCACACCAGCCACGATCCGTCGAGGTCGTCGGCGGTGAGGGTGCGCCGGTAGTAGTCGGCCCCGAACCAGAACTGCTCGCGCACGTCGGCGGCATAGGCGCGCAGAATCGAGGCGTCATAGGGCCGGTCGTCGTGGAGGACGGGCCGGTAGTTGCCGCCGGGGGTGCCCCGCAGGATCGCCTTCGACGATCCACCGATGCCCGACCAGTCGGTGTCCAGGTTCATGCCGTAGGGCGGGTCCGTCAGGAGGCATCCGATACGGGCGCCGCCCACCGCCCGGTCGAGGACCGTCGCGTCGGCCGAGTCGCCGCACATCAGCCGGTGCGGGCCGAGGCGCCACATGTCGCCCAGGGCGGTGATGGCGGGGGCGGTGGCCGGGGTGTTGTCGCCGTCGGTCGGTGGGGGTGTCAGGCGGGCCAGCAGGTCGTCGAGGTCGGTGGCGGCGAACGAGGCGGCGGCGAGCAGCGTGGGGTCGGCGGCGTTGACCTCGGTGAGTAGGTCGAGTAGCGCCTGCTCGTCGTAGGTGCCCAGCTCGCTGGTCCGGTTGTCGGCCAGAGCGAACGCCTTGGCCGTCGCTTCGTCGGCGTCGGTGCGGACCACGGCCAGCTCGGTCCAGCCCAGCTGTCGTGCTGCCAGGAAGGTGTGGTTGCCCGCGATGATCGTGCCGTCGAGGCGGGCCACGATGGGCTTGAGCTGGCCGAAGCGTTCGAGGCTGCGGGCCACGGCGTCGACGTCGCCCCGTCTCGGGTTGCCCGGTAGCTGGTGCAGGTCGTCCAGCTGGGTGGCCAGCGGCAGCAGGTTGTCGGCGATCACGGCGTGCCCTTGGTGAAGTCGTGCGCCGCACCGGTGGCCTCGTGGATCGGCTCGAAGCCGGTCGCCTCCTGCCAGCGACGAGCGATCACGTCGCAGTAGCGGGGGTCGAGCTCGATGAGCCGGGCGGTGCGGCCGGTCTGGTGGGCGGCGATCAGGGTGGTGCCCGACCCGGCGAAAGGGTCGAGCACGACGGCGCCGGGCTTCGTGTGGTTGGCCACGGCCCGCTCGACGAGCGCGACGGGCTTCATCGTTGGGTGGTCCTTGGAGGCGGCGGGCCGGGCGAACTCCCAGACCGAATCCTGGGTGCGGTCCGGCACCGGGTGGTGCGGGCCGCCCGGTGCCCAGCCGAAGAACAGCGCTTCGTGGCGGTAGTGGTAGTCGCTGTGGCCCATCACCAGGGAGTTCTTCACCCACGCCAGGGTCTGGCGCCAGATCCCCAGGTCGTCGAGCGCCTCAACGAAGCAACGCATGGCCGGACCTAGGGGCGCCGTCACGAACCAGACGGCGCCGGGGTGGCAGCAGGCCAGGGTCGCCAGGAAGGCGGCGCTCAGCAGCGCCTTGGTCTGGTCGGCGTCGAGGGCGTCGTTGTCGATGGTCAGGGCGTCGGCGGTCTTGCCGATGTAGTCCACGCCGTAGGGCGGGTCGGTCCACACCAGGTCGGCCAGGCGGTCGCCCATCACCCGCTCCACGTCGGTGGTGACGGTGGCGTCACCGCAGAGCAGGCGGTGCGGCCCCAGGCGCCACACGTCGCCCTTGGTCGTGAAGGCCGGGGGTGCGGGCGGGACGTGGTCGGGGTCCAACAGCGGCGACGGTGGGGGCGTCAGGCGGGCCAGCAGGTCGTCGAGGTCGGTGGCGGCGAACGAGGCGGCGGCGAGCAGGGTGGGGTCGGCTTCGTTGACCTCGGTGAGCAGGTCCAGTAGCGCCTGCTCGTCGTAGGTGCCCAGCTCGCTGGTCCGGTTGTCGGCCAGAGCGAACGCCTTGGCCGTCGCTTCGTCGGCGTCGGTGCGGACCACGGCCAGCTCGGTCCAGCCCAGCTGTCGTGCTGCCAGGAAGGTGTGGTTGCCCGCGATGATCGTGCCGTCGAGGCGGGCCACGATGGGCTTGAGCTGGCCGAAGCGTTCGAGGCTGCGGGCCACCGCCTCGACGTCGCCCCGTCGGGGGTTGCCCGGTAGTAGGTGCAGGTCGTCGAGCGGGGTGGCGAGCGGTAGGAGGTTGTCGGCGATCACCAGGACCTCGATGGTGGTGGGGGTGTGCGCACCGTGGGGTGGCGCAGCTCGGCGGCGATCATCTTGCCCTGGTGTTTCTGGCAGGGCAGGCATGCCGGGCGCAACACGCAACACCCCGACCCGGGGACGTGGTTGTGGAGCGCCAGCGGTGGGTGATGGTCCGCGCTGTTGGCCTTGGTCCCGTCGCACACGATGCGCAACACGCACGGCAGGCCCAGCGCCAGGAGGCGGGCACGTGCTCGCTGGTACGCCCGGTCGTAGGGGTCGGCCACGCCGCCGAGGGTAGCGGTGATAGACGTCGATCACGGGCGCAACCGATCGGTTGCGCGTGAGAAAGTTTGGGTGATGTCCTCAACTTTTCGACTTGAGGATTTCCCGCAGAAACTTTTGCGGCGGCCCCGGTTTTTTTCTGTGGGAACGGGGGCGGCAC